CCAGCGCAAACCGATCGTGATCACCCAGGACAATGTCATCGCCGCGGGCAACGGCACGGTCGAGGCGGCAAAGCGTCTGAGCTGGACAGAGGTCCAGGCGGTGCGGGTGCCAGCCGATTGGGATGCCGATCGCATAAAGGCATTCGCCCTGGCCGATAACAGGACGGCAGAGCTGGCAACCTGGGACACAGAAGTCCTCAACTCACAGCTCCGAGAACTGACGGACGCGGGAGTCGACGTGAGCGAGTTTGGATTTGTGACGCCAGACACCCCGATCCTGGACATCGAAACCTTCGAGGATGAGGTCCCAGAATTACCAGACGACCCAGAGACCAGGGAAGGCGACATCTGGCAGTTGGGATCCCACAGGCTCGTGTGCGGAGATGCAACGAAAGCCGATGTGATCAGCGCGGCGCTCGCCGGAGAACAGGCGGACTGCATCTTCACAGACCCGCCATACAACGTCGCATACCAGGGCGGCACAAAAGACAAACTGACGATCCAGAATGACGACATGGGCGACGAGGGCTTTTACCAGTTCCTCCTGGACAGTTTCAAAGCCATGATCACAAACACCAAAGAGGGCGGCGCAATATACGTCTGCCATGCCGATGGATCAGGCAACGCTTTCAGAAACGCCATCATCGACGCTGGGTGGCTCCACAAACAGGTCCTGATATGGGTCAAGGACTCCCTGGTGCTTTCCAGGCAGGATTACAACTGGCAACATGAGCCGATCCTCTACGGGTGGAAACCAGGGGCCGCGCACTCGTGGTATGGGCCGTTCACAAACACGACGGTGCTGGACGACGCGAAGGACCTCAGCTCAAAAACCAAAGCCGAACTGCTGGAGATTTTGGAGGCAGGCTTCGAGGCATCAACCGTGGTGCGCGAAAAGCGCCCCAGGAGAAATGACATCCACCCCACAATGAAACCGATCGGGCTGGTAGCCAGGCTCCTCAAAAACAGCATGGTCAAAGGCCAGCTGGTGCTGGACAGCTTCGGAGGATCGGGGAGCACCCTGATCGCGGCAGAGCAACTAGGTCTGAGGGCAGGCATAGTTGAACTCGACCCTAGATATTGCGATGCCACAATCCAGCGCTGGGAGAACCTGACTGGACAAAAGGCGGAGCGAATCCATGCCGGCAGGTAGACCAACAAAACCGATAGAACAAAAGCGCCTCCTGGGCAATCCAGGGAAACGGGCCTTGCCAAAAGACGGGCTTGCGATCCCGATGGTAAGTGAGATCCCAGAACCCCACAGGCCCCTGCTCAAATACGGCCAGGAGCTGTGGGACAAGGTCTGGCAAACAGGCGCGACATGGATCAGCCCAAACACGGATACAGAACTCCTCCTCATGACGTGCGAAATGATTGACGAGCGATGGAACCTGCGCGTGAAAGTAATGCAAACAGACGACGCTCGACTCCGCCGCGGCCTGCGTGAACTCGACCGCCAGATCGTGGCAAACCTGAGCCTCCTCGGATTCAGCCCATCCGATCGGAGCAGGCTAGGAGTCGCAGAGGTCAAGGCCAGGTCAAAGCTCGAGGAATTGATGGCGAAAAAGAATGAACGTTTCTAGCTGGCCGCCCAAATGGCTGACCCCAGTGCCCCAGGAGGCGGTGGAGAACGGCGAAGGCGACATGGTGATTGAGTTCGCAGAGGCCTTCGGTGTGATCACAAAAGACAGCGTCGCGGGCAAAGCTGGCCAGGCACTGCACCTGAGAGACTGGCAGAAGGAGCTGATCAGAAACGTTTTCGCCCATGAAGACGGAGGCCTGCGCCATCAGCTCCAACTCATCGGTCAGCCCCGGAAGAACGGCAAATCGACCCTGGGCTCCGTCCTGGCACTCTACAGTTTGATCATGGGACCCAGGGGAGGCGAGGTCTACAGCGTCGCCGCCGAAAAAGAACAGGCCAGGATCGTGTTCAGTGACGCCAAAAAAATGGTTGAGGCGAGCGAGGAACTCACGGAGATGACCAGGCTCTACAGGGACGCAATCGAAGTGCCCAGCCTTGGATCGGTGTATCGAGTCCTGAGCGCCGAGTCGTATTCCAAAGAAGGCCTCAGCCCCAGCGCGACGATTTTCGATGAGCTCCATGCCCAGAAGGACCGCGAGCTTTTTGACGTGATGAGTTTGGCCATGGGTGCCAGGGGAAAGCTTGCGACACTCATCGCCATAACCACGGCCGGCGTCAAGTCGGATAGCACGGGAAAGGACAGCATCGCTTTCCACCTCAAGCAATACGGCGAGAAGGTAGCCAGGGGCGAAGTCGTGGACCCAAACTTCTTCATGGCATGGTGGGAATCCACGGGCGACTTTCGCGATCCCAAAACATGGGCAGAGGCCAATCCAGGCTTCGGAGACCTCAACGCGATCAGTGACTTCGAGTCATCAGTTCGCAGGACCATGGAGTCGGAGTTCAGAACAAAGCGGTGCAATCAGTTCGTCAGCTCCCAGGAATCATGGTTGCCAGACGGCAGGTGGGAATCACTGCAAGGGGACTTTGATATCAAACCAGAGGATGAAATAGTCCTGGGCTTCGATGGCTCGTTCAACAACGATACGACTGTGATCGTTGGGGCAACAATACCAAAGGAGGGTTCGAGTAGCAGGCTCTTCGTAGTCGGGGCCTGGGAGAAAGACACGAAAATCCACGATGACAACTGGCGGGTAGATATTGGCGAAGTAGAGCAAACGATAATTGGGTTTTGTCAAAAGCACCCTAACGTTCGTGAAATCGCATGCGACCCGTTTCGATGGGAGCGCACAATGGAAGTCCTAGAGACAGACTACGGCCTTCCCATCGTTAAGTGGCCATCGACGAGCGCCAGGCGCATGGTTCCTGCGTGTGCAAAGTTCTACGACGCGGCAATGGAGGGCAGGATCGAACACGATGGAGATCCCTTGCTGGCCAGGCACATTGCCAATGCGGTGGTGAAAACCGATAACCTGGGCCCCAGGATCGTGAAAGAAAACAGACAGTCCCCCAGGAAGATCGACGCGGCGGTTGCCGCGGTGATTGCACTCGACCGTGCGCTTACGGGTAGAATGGAAGACGTAGTCCCGGAGTTTTTCTACTAGGTGATAATGGCAACGATTTTACAGGCCGCAGGGGCGGCAATCATCACAGTCGGGGTAGGACTGATTTACCTGCCAGCCGGGCTGATCGTGGGCGGCATACTGGCCGTCCTTTTTGGAGTAGCCCTGGAGCGTAGCGATGCTGAATAACTTGACCCCCGAAAGACGAGCGATCAGCTTCCAATCCCTATGGGGAGCAGGCTCGGACTTCGAACTTGGAACCAGATCAGCAACCCTGATCAACCAGGAGACCGCGCTCCAGATCAACGCAGTGTTCTCAGCGGTGAGTCTGATCAGCAACACGATATCGACTCTGCCAGTTGACGTATACATCAGACGCGATGGATCCCCGCGGGCTTTCAGGCCAGCGCCAACCTGGGTCCAAAGACCAGACGTTGACTTCGCAGACAAGAGCGGATTTTATTCAGCGGTGGTGACGAGCCTCCTCTTGGACGGCAACGCATTCATCCGCGTATTTTCAAATGACCAGGGCGAGGTCGTGAACCTCAGCGTCCTAAATCCAATGGGCGTGGAGGTCAAGCGCAATGGCATCGGCCAGGTCATGTTCACAATCAACGGGGACAAAAGGGCACTGACCTCTGAAGAGGTCCTGCACATCACAGACGTGGTGCGCCCAGGACAGATCCGTGGGGTAAGTCGGGTCGAGGCCCTCAAGGAAAACTTCGGCCTGGCCCTAGCACTCGAGGAATACGCCGCTCGCTTCTTTGGGCAGGGCGCAAACCCAACAGGCGTGATTGAGTTCGAGGGCAACCTCACAGCAGAGCAGGCCAAAAACCTGGCAGACGGCTTCGATGCTCGTCACAGGAATGCAGGCCGCCGCGCACACAAAACAGGAGTCCTATCAGGTGGAGCGAAATACAAGCAGACCTCCACAGATCCTGAGAAGTCACAGACCATCGAGGCCAGGAGGCTTGCGATCGAAGACGTTGCCCGCGCCTTCTCAGTGCCATCCAACTTCCTGAACCTGCCAGGGACCAACACATACAGTTCGGTGGAGCAGAACTCATTGATGTATGTCAAATATTGCGTTCGCCCGATCGTGGAAAAAATCGAAGGGGCCATGGCGACACTGCTCAATCGGTATCCAGGAGGCGACCAGGCATACCTCAAGTTCTCCCTAGATGCGCTCCTGAGAGCAGATTACGCGACCAGGAACCAGTCCTACAGCGTGGGCCTGCAGGCGGGCTTCTACACAGTGAACGACATACGCAGGTTCGAAAACCTGGGACGCATCGAGGACCCCAGCGCAGACACGGTGCGCGTCCCACTGGCAAACGTGAACTTGACAGACGCTGAGATCACAGGAGAGCAAGCCAGGGTCAAGATGGCCAGGGACCTCGTCATGGTCGGATACGATCCAGTCGAAACCCTTGCCGCGTTCAACTTGCCGGCGATCACACACACTGGCCTGCCCAGCACCCAGCTCCAACAGGTCGCGCAGATCGACCCAACTGACCCAGAGAGCGTATACCCAGGCGAATGACAATTCTTCACAGCATAGCTACCTGCGGCACGGCCCCATCCTTGGTGGTGCCAAACGACAACATGACGCAGGAGGTCCACCTCCACAATATGACCAAAAGCTCAAACGAATTCATTTACATCGGAGGCCCGACAGTCGGCACAGCGAACTCAATCCACCTGGACCCAGGGGAGAGCATCACAATGAACCTGCGACCAGGAGATGCCCTATACGCAGTGTCAGATCCCAGCGGGTTGGAACTCGGAGTTCTGAGGATCACAAAGGGCGACTGACGTGCCATATTTCATTACAGACGTGCATCCCGATTGCCCAGCCTATGCTGTGGTGAAGGAGGACGGAGAACTGGTGGCTTGCCACCCAGATGAGCAATCAGCCATCGACCAGATGGTTGCGATATCACTAGCAGAGGAGATGGAGCCAGGTGGTTCTTATACCGGGACATTTAGGTTTATCGAGCGAGCCGCTCCCGACGAACTCGAAGTCGGAGACTTCGTCAGATGGGGTGCATCAGGCGGCAGGGCTCAAGGACGCATCGTCGAAATCGAGCGCGACGGCGAAATCAACGTCCCAGACTCAAGCTTCACCATCCAGGGAACCGCAGAAGACCCCGCGGCCCTCATCCGCATCTACCAAGACAGCGAAGACGGGTGGCAGGAAACAGAAGTCCTCGTAGGACATCGATTCAGCACCCTGACCAAGATCCAAGATTTGAGATCGCAGGAGGCCGCTGAGGACGAAGAACTTCGGCAGGTAAACCTAGAGCCGCCTGCCTACATGCGAGCGGCGGCCAGGAGAGGCATCGAATACTACGAGCAGGGCCTAGCAGGTGATGGGCTCGTCGAAAGAACAGTCCGTGAGGCCAGGGCCATGGCGCGAGGAACAGTTACTGCAGACAAGTGGGTGCGGATAGCCGCGTGGATCGCCAGGCACATGCCAGACCTCGACGCGCCGGCCGCAGATCCCGACAACGAGGATTACCCCAGCCCAGGAGTCGTGGCTCATTTGCTTTGGGGCAGTGGTCCATCCAAGAGGGCCGCGACCCGAGCCATGGAATACGCTCAAGGGGTAGTTGCTAGAATTGAATCTGAAAATGAAGGCCGAGCGAAAGGGCAGGCATTGAGCAAGATCGAGACACGGAATACTCCGACAGATATCGAGATCCGTGAAGACGAAGGCGGAGGCATGACCTTCGAAGGTTACGCCGCGGTATTCGACAGCCCAAGTGAGCCGCTACCGTTCACAGAGCGCATCGCGCCAGGAGCATTCCGTGGATCACTAAAGCAACGCAACGACGTGAAGCTTCTCTGGAACCACGACTCAGGGCAGATCCTTGGATCAACCAGGGCAGGAACCCTGCAACTGCATGAAGACGACAGGGGCCTGAAGGTCACAGCGAAGCTTCCAAACACTACCCTCGGTCGAGACACCGCAGAGCTGGTCCGATCCAAGATCGTGGACTCAATGAGTTTTGGATTCTCGGTTCCCAGGGACGGCGACGAATGGAACGCAGAGGGAACTGAGCGCACACTCAAGGCAGTGCGCCTACACGAAATTTCGATTGTGGGCTGGCCCGCATACACAGCGACCGCAGGAACCACTAGCGTCCGCGGCCTAGATAAAATTGCCGCCAGGGCAGATGTCGATGCAGACACCCTGGCCGATGCACTTCTCAAGATCGAGTCAGGCGAGAGCATGACCGTGGAAGAGAAATCCTTGGTGACCAAGGTGCTAGACACCCTGGCTCCAGAGACAGACAGCGAAGACGACTTCGATGGAGTAGCTTGGCTCAACCTCAAGAAAAAGAAATTAGAGACCCTAATAAAGAAGGCCTAAATGAAACCAGAAGAGATCAAGAAGCGAATCCTCGAAGCGCTAGGCAATCCGACCTCGGGCGCGATCGTGGATCACATCGACACAATCGTCGATGCAGTTGTTGGCCGCGATACAAAGTCCGCATTTAAGCCAGACGCCATAGACGGTGATGGAGACGGACTAGTCCAGGACGGAACTAAATACGAGCGGCCAGCAAAAGAAACTCGCAAAGTAGAGACCTCCCAAAAGAGGTAGAGTCGAGTTTTCCCGGTCGGGCTTTCCTGCAATTCCTTCCCCCCGACCGGGTTTTTCTTACCCATTTTTGGGGCTGAACAAATGTTCGTCTGCCATTTCCAGACAAGAAACCAGGAAAACAGAATCACCCCTGAGAGGCCGTGTGTGCGGTTTTGTGACGTCGACCCCCAGGACAGCGGCGAGGACAAAGGCATATCGCTAAAAATCGATTGTCAAAGAAATGGCCTACCTTGATCAGGCGTCACGCACTCGAACATGTGTTCGATTTTTACCTATTTCTGACGACACGTTTTG